ACCAATCTTCCGAGTAACTATCTTTATTTCTTTTACCGTTTGAAACTATTGTTTGTATATCACGAACAAAGTTATCAAGTCTATTCATATCTCTTGTTAATCGTATCAATCTTAATCTTCGTCTGTTATATTCTTCTTCATCTTTTTCTAATCTTTGAATCTCTAATATAAGACTTTTTAATGAATTTTCCAAATCATTTATATCATAAGATAAAACTAATTCAGCAAATTCCGTTCCCTTGAACAAATCAATGTATGTTTTATCGTAGATTGGAATAGTCATCAAGTTCTTTTCTATCTGTGCATATTCAAATCTTGGTGTGATAAACATTCCAAAGAAAGGCACTTTTGTATTTGTTGTTGATATACTAAATCTACAACCAGTTAAAAAGTCCATCATACTTTCCATCGTGTATGTTCCAGCAAGTATCATGGGTTTGTGGTTATCGAAAACTTTGAATACAGTTGGATCCAAATCATAGTCTGGTAGGAATGTATCACTAAAAGTTTTACGAGAAACATTCGCGTGTTCTGCCAATATCTTTACATGATTAAAATAATTTTCAGGTGAGTATGTGTTTCCAATGTGAACCAATTTCTTACCAGACAGGTCTTTCAATCCCATCTTACCCATTGTTTCTACTATTGGTTTGAAGTTTCCATGTCCTTTGAATTTGGCGTAGTAAGCACATTCTGAAATGTATGGTAATTCTTTTTTATTTTCCCATGATTTCTCAATCCACTTGTCATAAATACTCATGTCAATATAACCACCGACTTGAAAAGTATAGTTGGAAGTTCCTCTCATTCCAATATATTCTTTCAAGGCATCTACAAAGAATGGTGTGTATGTTAAGTAGTAATCACTATATTTTATGAATGCCGGAACACAAATGGTATTGAAGTGCATGCCTTCATACGGATATATCTCGTGGTCAAAGAATGCAGTTATAGTATTCAACTTACAATACATCTTTGCCAATTCAATCAGTCTTTCTCTATGTTCTGGTTTTCTTTTTTGAATACCATCAACATCGTAGATAAATTTGTTTAGATTCAAAACAACAATATCATAACCCTCTAACTTATTTTTCAATTCAGTTATTTCCATTTCGGAAATATCTATACAGTTCTGATATTCAGATTTGAAATTGTTTGTTTCACTTGGATTGAAATAAAATGTATCAACACTATCAAGTGATGATATATTTTTAGTGAATGTATGTATTCCCCTATAAACTGATAGGTCAATGATTGCTAATTGAGCTATTTTCACGAAACACCTAAACTTCCGGTTAAATGATTAAGAATTAGTTTTTCTATCAATCCACTCAATTTATATCCATTATCATGGCAATATTTTACCAATTCTTCTTTGAGTTGATTTCGTATTTGAATACTGGAGTATTTTGATTTTGCGTCCACAACATTCTCTAATGATTAAACATATACATATAAGTATGTAATAATTTTAGAAAACATTAGAAAATAGTAGATTTATTTTTAGAACGGTAAAGTATTTCTTTTTTCTTTCGGACAGAGTTCTTCTTTATTATTAAACTCACAGTATTTACAATTTGAATAATCACGACCAGCTTCTGGTGTTTGTATAACATCTAAACGATATTCACCTTCTTCTGTAAAGTTTGTTGTGATAAACTCTGCAATTTCTTTTTTAATATTGTTCTGCGAAACTTTGCCGTTGGATGGTTCAAATCTTTGAACTCTCTGTTTCATTGCTTCATATTCAGCATCTTCCATTATTTTACGGCGAAGAATTAAATACTCGATATGTATTTCTTCGGGACTAACACCGTATTGTTTTGCATAATATGTTTTGTAAAGTATCAACTGTGATGTTTTTACTTTATCTGTCTTTGCATATTTGTTCCAACCATTTGTGCTAGTTTTGAAATCATATATGTATATCTCACCGGTCTTTGTATTTCTGATTACCAAATCAAGAAACCCAACTAATCGTACCGTTGGATGACTTTCAAGTGGAACTATGTTTAGCGGAACTTCTATACCAACCAATTCATAATCTTTCTTTTGAAAGAAATCTGCACGATGTGCTTTAAACCATTGAAGAATTTGAACACCATCGGAATAGTATTCTTTCAACTCTTTATCATTTGAGAAATGAATACCCTTTGATTCTTCGAGTAATTTTTTATATTCACCACGAATACCAGTGTGTAACATTTCATCGAGGTCAAGTTTATTTGCCTCAACTATTGATTTCTCATAAATGTTTTTCACATACTCTTGTAACACTTCATGCATTACTGTTCCGAAAAGGGCAGCAGTTGATGGTTGAAATGTATAGTGTTTATCTATGTAATTGAGTTTCCATCTATTAGGACAGACTTTCCACATTTGATATTGTGAGAAAGATACTTTACGATTAGGCATTCATTTTTTTCACGGTTAATGGTACAAATAAATTTACGATTGGTAAACCACCGGTAACATAATAGACACCGATGAATTTTTGTTTTGCCATACGCAATAGTGAATCTATATTTAAAACATTATAGTTCATAGAATGTTTTATCATATTAAACACATCTTTATTTTTTGCTTCAAGAGAGTTTGGATTATTTACATATTCATTTACACTATCTGTTAAATTCAGTATATTGGATCCATTGACTTCACCAACATAAAGATTTTTAGTTTTAACCATCCTTTCAGTTTTGTTCAAGTCTGTATAATAAAATACTCTTGGAACATCTGAAATTTTGTAGTCATTATTTGTCCAAAAAGATTTATTTTTTATAGCAATTTGAGGATCAAGTATTACTGAATCACCCATTTCATTTTGTGTATAATGATATAACTTAACTGATCCAGAAAGTGTAATCTCCTCTTTAATCAAATCTTTAAGCTTCACCAATTTTCTCCCATTCAAATTCATTATTTCCAAAGTGGCCTTTCTTTGCCGTTTGTAAATAAATAGGAGTTTTTAATTTTAATCTTTCTATTATTTTACTTGGTGTCAAATCTTGTTCTGTTAAATTTCCAAGACCATATTCCTTTCCTGTTGTTGGATCGTAGATTCTATATGAAACTGGATATTCTTCTCCGATTGCATAAGCAAGTTGAACCTTAATCTTCTTTGCTTCTGGATTTTCATTCAGAGTTTTCTTGGCAATATATCTTGCCATATAAGCGGCACTTCTATCAACTTTACTTGGATCCTTTCCAGAGAAAGCACCACCACCAATCTCACAATCAGCACCATATTGATCAACAACAATCTTTCTACCAGTCAATCCACAATCCGAAATAGGTCCACCAATATTCCATTCACCGGCAGGATTGATAAAATATCTTGTATTTTTTGTGAACAAACTTCTAAGACTTGATGGTATTTCTCTGAATACTTCTGGTAGTATCATTGAATGAAACATAGTTTGTAATCTTTCCAAGTTGATTTTTTCACTATGACACATAGACATAACAACATTATCAACGGAAACGGCTCTACCATTTTCAAATACAATAGATACTTGACTCTTCATATCAGGACGAAGAATATCTTCATTCTTATAGTGATTTTTAACAAGTTTGTAAGCAACATCGATTAGTTTCTTTGCTAAGTAAATTGGTATTGGCATTCCATTTGGTGTTTCTCTTGTAGCGAATCCAAACATGATTCCTTGATCACCCGCAGTTGTGATTTCACCTTTATCAACTGCACCGTTTATTTCAGGTGATTGTGCACTCAAATTAAAATGTATGTTGCAGGTATAACCATTAAAACCAATTTCTTTTGTAGTATAACCAATATCACAAATAGTTTTACGAACTATTCCAGTCAAGTCCACTTTTGATAAAGAAGCAGTTGATGTTATTTCACCAGCAACATATACATCAGTATCTTTTACCATCACTTCACAGGCAACTTTTGAATTTGGATCCTTACTTAAATAAGCATCCAATACTGCATCTGAAATCTGGTCAGCAATTTTATCAGGATGACCAGGTGAAACATATTCCGAAGTCCATACATATTTACTCATTATTTACCCCACTTACCAGATTGAACAAGTTGTGCAATAATACCATATACAGAAATATCTTTGAATGTATCATCAAGACTTTCACCAACGGCATCTTTTGATCCAAACATAATCATTTGTTTGTATCGATTTATTTTATCATTTAATCTGAAAAACAAACCTTGTAGGGAAAGTTTACGGTCTTCCTCTCTTTCAAGGGAACTACCCATTGATATATTATCGGGTCCATAATTACTTTGTTTTGCACAAAACAATTCATATTGTGCCTGTTGAATACGCTTAAATTCCGCAGTCATAACAGGAAATTTCTTTTCCATTTCACCCACAACTTCTGATTGTTTCATACTTAAATCTCTTTCGGTAATTGCCATTTTAGTATTCCTCATTTTACAGTCTTTAATTGTTTTTCAAATTTTTTAATATCTGCTTCAGGTGTTCCATATTGTTTTAGTATATCAATCAATTCATCTGGATTTTCTTTTGCCAGATATTTGATATACCCATAAACTTCGTTCCTTCCCAATTCATAATGGTTACAAAATACCGATACCATTTCTGGTTCAATATCTATTTTGTTTTTACCTTTTATGTATTTGAGAAAGAACGATTTTTTTGGGAGGACATCATGTAAAAGTTTATAGTAATCCTTTGAAGATAGTATTCCATTTGAATATGTTTGAAACTCATTTATGGCTTCAACAAATTCAGGTTCCATTGAAAAGAAACGAGCAATCATATAGTTGCTCCAAGATTTTGTATCTTCTTCGGATAGTTCTTCCCATTTCGTTTTACGAATGGTAACACCTTTTATGTGATCAAATAAACTTTTTGCCATGATAGTCCTTAATCATTAAGTTGTTGTCTTTTACTTGGTAAAAATTCATCGTTAATATTTCCACATTCTAAACAAGCATAAGTTGGAATTGGAATAATACCTTCTTGTCCTGTTGGTGAAAGCAATGCAGAAATCTTTTTAAAGAATGTAACTTCGTGGAAAAATTTATTTCCACACTTTGAACAAGAAATATCACTTGCTTGATTCAAGTCAATGTTCACTTGTTGCTGTTGTTGTGGTACTTCACTACCACCATTGATGTCATAAATACCCATCATTTTCTCCTTTGTTCAATTTCCATAATAATTTGAATAAACATAGCCATGGCATTTATTTCATGGTCTACAACAAAACTGTCTTTGTATTGTGCTTCTGCAATAATCAAAATGATAGTTGAAACAAAACCATTGGCAAATGTATCAACATTATCATATAGATAACGAAACATCTGATTAAAGTCTCTGACATGATTATCAGCAAGTAACTGACGAATACCATCGAACTTTTCTTTTTTACTTTTACTTGATTTCAGAACATCTAAAATAGATGAAAGATAATT